CCCCCCCTGCATCTCACCACGAAAGTGTGGGTTTGTGAGACACAGACCTTACCTAGTTGCCACGGTACTCTAATTGGAATTTTGATTAACCAGGAGTCATAGAGTATGAAATATCTCCTTCCCCTGTGATCACTCACAGGCGTCTTCGGGTTGCGTTCAGTACAGACGTACTGACCTAACCTGCAAACATGTTGATGTACTTACGCTCAAGGTGTGCTATGAGTCGGTCATTTATACCGATATCAATAGCACCAGGGTACAGTACGGATACACGGTAAAGTAGAGAAAGCATACGACGCTCATTCTGGTTGAAAAGATCTTCCCCAAAACTCTTGTTACGCCGAGCAAGTTGTGCTTGGTGTTCGAAAAGTTTTGCCTGGGAGTAATCTCGGGATTTGGGTATTGAGGCCAACCAAGATAAGGCGCGTAATATCGCTGAATCAACATTTTCGTCGGTCCAATAAGCTTCTCCAAGCTTATTGGAAAGTTCTTCTGTCGTGAGACCTGAGTTAATCTCTGGGTACATAAACCGATTATCATCCAGGTGGTAGACTGAGAAGTCCCACCCAGTTGGTAAGAACAGGCTTCCGAGGCCTGGCTTTTGCAACCATTTACATTGTTGCAGGCGCCAAGTCTCATACTCCCCGGCAGCCAGATCATTCCACTGTAAAACATCGAATACTTCGTTTATTACTAAATCGAGTATACTCTGTTTATACTGTAGAACTGGTATGTCCGGACTACATAGCAATGAATCATTGCGGGCCAATTCCCCATGTCTCAGTAAGATGGTTGAACCCGCGAAAGCGGACAACCACGACAAAACTGGGACTCTCGATACCCCTAAGTGCGCTAAACGCGACACTGAGGGGCTCAAGAAGGAGAGAACGGCACGCAAACCGATACCATTCAGGGTACCTCTACGTGCAGACGCACTGTAGACAAGGTACTCCGAAGGGTAAAGGAATTGCTTAACGGCTTTGGACAGCCATCCATTAGATGTTGACTCCCACCAACCACGATTATTAGTGTTGATGGCCCTATTGACCCGTCCAGAAGAATCCCGAATCTGGAAATCTTCACGGATGGAAATAGGTGACACCTCTCCCTCGGCCAGAACAGTCCGAGAGAGAAAGTTGAAGAGCCTACATGAAGTGAATGACTTAGAGAGCGATATCGGTATGCCACAAATATTTGAGTTTTCAATATATTTGCGGCCGACCGGTGTATCACTACTAGCCTCGGCGATGACGACGTCGTCGCCGGTGACTCCGTAGCTATTAATTAATTGACCCGTTACGCTGTAGCCCGCAAACTGGACCCACGAATGGTTCCAGAGTGCCAAAAGACCAAAAGACCCCAAGATCCCCATCGGCTGCCCTTCGGCATACCGTACGGACTTGGGAGTGTTCACTGCAAGTATAATAGGCGGAATTGCCTTTTTAAGCTTGATATCCCAGGCAGGAGAGAAGTCCCGGTCTGTGATAAGACGGATAATCGAGTCGGCATACTCTTGTGCCTTACCCGACTTTCCATACAGTGACACTAGAAGAATCTTCAGAAGTCTACATGAAATGTTATCTGTAGCCGAAGATATGTCGATAGACGACCACCAAAACCCTTTCCATGCCCCAGACATCTGGTCCTTCAACCAACCGAGAAGCTCGGTTTGGTTGTGAGTACCATCCTGTTTGATACCTTTAACAATACCAAACAGGTGAGTATGGAGTGGTTTCATGACTCGCTGTGTGAATATATCCACAATGGCGACCGGCCGGAGTTTTCCGGCCGGCTCAGCCAGGACATGGACCTTAGAGTGCAAGAAGCTTTTCTTCGCATTCTCAGGCTCAAGTTCTGTCTGCTTCCCCGCGTCTGTAATGTCGTAAACCTCCAGGGGCCGCTCACCTTCAACTCTATGAAAGTCAGCAACCTCTAGGATGTTATCGATTATCCCACCGCCATCGAGGCGGTCCCTGTAAAGGGCCGCCGCATCTTCACCCACCTTATTGACTGCCGGAGAGCCGTTAGGCCCCGAAGTCACAGGAGCAAATATAGTTCCTGGTTCATCCTTGGGTAGGTCAAATGGACCACCTAGGGAAGGTATAAAGTGAGTGTCGAGAAAATAACGGTAAGATAACAGAAGCTGGACTACAGCATCGTTCTTCCAATCAATGAAAGATGACACTGGTTCAGTGATCGAGGGAAAGGCCTTCTTGATATTGTAAGGCATCTCTATGACCTTATAAATATACAGGAGGCTAAGCCAAAAGCGAATAACTCGAGTAGATCTCTGGCGAATGGCAGAACGCGCATTCACAGGTATCCACTTGGGCAAACCATGAGCCACCCTAACTGGGTGTCCATAAGCATTTGAGAGTTTTGGCGTATCAGCTAGGAACTGTGAAATCAGTTGATAGCTGTGCTTGAGTCGTAATACTAAACCGTGTGTACCTTGTTCCTTAAGAACTTGTTGCAGATGAGGCAGTATGTGTCGTATATCTGAGAGCCACCCTTGGACGCTTTGGGTCAGGCCAGCCCAATGGCCTAAAGCCAAGGACCACCTGATCACCAAACCATTAAGGTAGCAAGCTACCTTAACGGCTGAAAAGTAATCACGGTCGGGAGACAACATAGCTCTGTAACTTCTGATTAATCTCGATCTCATACCCTGCCAGAGCTTGGCCCCACTTAAAAGTAGTGGCGGGGGGGAATTTTGAGGGCGATCTGCCTTAATATCTTTATCCGATGGGCGTGTCTCATTGGGGTGAGCGAGTATGGTGACCCGCTGGTCATTAGACAACGCAATACCCTCAAGCTTGAGATACTCACGCTTTGAAAGATAGAGGATAGAGGTAGGATCGTTTGGATCAACTACCGCGTATTGGTTGTTAGCGACCTCGAGCCAGTTCACAGCCCAAATGAGAGGATGTGAAAGGTTTGGTGCAGACTGCACCGCAGAGGCGTGGATTGGTCGGCAAGACAGGGGAAACCCCATTACAGGGATCCCACTCGTAATGCTCACCGCTACGATGCTACCAGAGATTAATAAGTTGCTAGTTAATTTTATAATGTTTTGTATTTTCATAATGTTATAATATTAGCTCCCTTCTGGGACAGAGTCATGAAAGTCACCTAAAGGACCCAACCATGACAATTGGATCCTGCTCAGGGGCTTTCCCTGGTACGTGATTAGCCTGCTTCCCCCTCTCGGGGACAGTACTTCTCGCGCTCAAAGTCTCTTTCGCCGATATGTAGGGGGCTTTCCCCATCACAAAAGCTCCTGCAGACTACCACTAATAACGAGGACGGTGAACCTCTCTACTGTCTGTGTAATAAACAGCAGTATTAGATGGCGCACCCACTTGTGGAGGACCGGGGGGGTAAACCCGGTTACCGGTCAACATCTGGAACATTGTCCACACGCTAACCAGCGTGGAAGAGCAGACATGCTCT